GCTTCTGACCGTACAAGCTCTTTATCCTCCTCTCTAAAGACGAAATTAATGGGAGAGCTGGCCATAGTGTGCATAAGCTACGCGCCAATGTAGCCAGGTTCTAGAATAAAAGCAACACATCATGGCCATAAATAAAGCTTATGGAAAACGAAGCAGTTGATCTTGGCCACGCTGGAAGCGGCGGCGTAAGGGCTGATGGTCTTCAGAACGTGCTCATTGGCATGGGCACTGGTCGTGATAAGGGGCAATATACTAAAACTACGGCCACTATCTTCCTGGCTCAAGAAGAGCTAGAAAATCTTTATGGTGAATGGCTTCCTCGTCGCATTGTTGACATTTATGCTGATCAAGCCACTCGGAAAGGCTTCAAAGTATTGTTTGGTGGAGACGGCGTTAGAGCCGAAGAAGTGCAGGGAATTGAGCAAGTAATTGAAGACCTCTACATCCTTGAGCACCTCAACCTCGCAGCGAAAAACTCCCGCCTTTATGGGGGTGCTTGTCTACTTCTTTTTATTGACGATGGGCGTCCCGCTTATATGCCTGTCGATAAACGTAATATCCGTCGCATCGAAGACATTGAGTGTTTGGATAGATGGCAGATTGCTCCCGTCATTAACGAAGAAAACCTCTATGACTATTCAAAAGCCACTTATTATCAGATCATTTCTGGAGATTTAATTAACCAGCCCCAGCTCACTTACATCCACAAAGATAGGATTTTGCGTTTTGACGGGGATTGGCTTCCTTATCGCGTGAGGCAGCGTAACTATGGCTGGGGCATGAGCAGCTTGCAGACTGTTTACGACAGCTTCCGTCATTACTGGACAGGTCTTAATTCAGCGGCAACATTGCTCACTGAATTTGATATTTTTGTTCACAAAGTGAGGGGCTTGGCGGCGATGCTCGCTGCTGGCAAGGAAAGCTCCATCCGTGATCGCTTGCAGGTGAACGATATGAGCAAGAGCATCTATCGCGGCTACGCGATTGATGCGGAAAAGGAAGAGCTTGAATTTATTAGTCGCAACTTTGGTGGCATTGGAGAAATCCTAGAAAAGCTGCGCGTGGACATTATTGGCGCCAGCAAGATTCCTCATACTGTGTTGTTTGGTGAGAGTCCTAGCGGTCTTGGCTCCACTGGTCGTAGCGAAGAGCGTGATTTCGCCAAAACGCTTGCCGACTATCAAAGCGTGCATTTCAAGCGGCCCATCAAGAAGCTGATGGAAATGATCATGCTGAGCAAGGACGGTCCGACAAAAGGCGAGCCTCCTGAATCGTGGCGCATCTCCTTCAACCCATTGTTCGAGCTGAATGATCGCGAAATGGCTGACGTAAGGGCTCGTGTGGCGGCTGTAGATGGCCGTTACATTCAACTCGGCGTACTGAGTCCCAAGGAAGTGGCGGATGCCCGTTATGGCGGTTCTGAGTGGAGCATGGAACTCACGCTTGATCCGTCCGTAGTGCGGGAACTTCCCACTCAAGGCGGGGGTGGCTCCACTCAAAAAGGGGGTGGAGAAGGGGGTTTTGCAGTGCCCCCTGGCGGGCGTGATCCCATGAACGAGGAAAACGGCACGCTTCCTATGGATGGCAGCAGGGAAGTGGAGGATTCTGCCGGTCTTTATTTACCTGGTGATCCTGAAAAAGTGCGTGGCGACGTAAAATTCACTGACGAAGCATTGCATTCACGAGCAGTGAGTGCTGCCAAGGCTAAGTTTAAAGTGTGGCCATCTGCTTATGCCAGCGGCTACGTCGTGCAACAGTACAAGCAGATGTACAAGAAGAAGCATGGCTCGTTGAGCGGAGCCTTTAAGGGCGACGGACAAGAACTGCATGCCGATGATCTTGATAAGTGGTTTAAGGAGAAATGGGTGAGGATTGGCGCCAACGGCGAAATCCTTGGTCCGTGCGGCGCTCGTGAAGAGAAAGAAGGCAAGCCCAAGTGTCTTCCCGAAGCCAAAGCTCAAGCCATGAGCAAAGAAGAGCGTCAAACAATTGTGGCCCGCAAGCGCAAAGCCGATCCCGATCCCGAACGCAAAGGCCCAGCTAAGAATGTAAGCAGCAAAGTTGACGCAATTGAGCCCATGAAAGTAGAGGGTCTCATCCTTTCTGACGTGGACGAAGCTGCATTAATCAGCCCTGAAGACATTGATGCCGCATTAAATCAATGGAAGGAGGAAGCACCTGAGCGTTTCAAGGATATTCTGGAGGCTGAAGATGCAAGGCCTGAATGATTTATCAACGTTCGCAGCCGCTCTTGAACAGCGTTTTGATCAATCCTCATGGCGCTACGATCTCATTAGTGGCCGTTATCGCGGAAGCAATGGACGGTTCCTTAGTCAGTCTGCCGTGGAGGCTTTGGTTGATGGTCGAATTAACAAGCTTGGCGCTTTGCTACGTCGTCTTACAAACATGCTTGATAGTGGCGATATTACGCTGGATCAATGGCAACGAAGCGTAAGGGAAGCTCTTAAGCTTGCTCATACGCAAGCTGCAATCATTGGCAATGGTGGACGAGAAACCATGCGGGCAAGCGACTGGGGGCGCATCGGGCAGCGTCTCCGTGTGGAATATGCTTACTTACAGGGTTTTGCTCGTGATCTTTTGGATGGCCGCGTTTCTAGTGCCATGGCTCTTGCTCGCATCGGGCTGTATGCTCAGAGCGTGCGAGGTAGTTTTTGGGAAGGCGCCAGTATTCGTCAAGAAAAGCAAGGCTACTCTCTAATGAGGCGCATTCTGGATTCACAAGCAAAGCATTGTCAAGATTGCCTCGACTATGCAGCCCGTGGCATGGTTCCCATTGGTAGCGTGCCACTTCCTGGGCAGCGTTGTGCATGCCGTGCTAATTGTCGATGCAGTATTAAGTATTTTCGCCAACAAGCACCAAGTGTGCAAGTTTAAATTTGCTTCTTAGTATTGGGCAAGCTTGTTTTGTCCCATGGCAAAAATTCTTTATTGTGGTGATGTTGGCGTACAAACTGGATTTGGTCGCGTAGCCGAATATCTCATCCCTGCATTGGCAAAAGAGCATGAAGTGCATGCTTTGGCGGTAAATTGGCATGGAGATCCCAATGAAATGCAGGGGCATTGCCAAATGTATCCCGCCATGGTCCATGGTTCTGATCCGTTTGGTTCTCATCGTATTGCCGATCTCATCAATCGCATTAAGCCTGATTTGGTGTGGGTGACCAACGATATCTGGATTGCGCTAAATCTGTGGAATCAAGCGAAAAGCTTCAAGGAGCAAGTTGGATTTAAATGGTTTGTTTACACTCCCATTGATTCTTACGGCCTTTTCCCCGAGCTGACCGCTCCAATGATGGAATGGGACGGCTTGGCCACTTACACGCAATTCGCGGAAAAGGAGCTGCGACTAATGGGCTACACCAAGCCCATTGATATTATTGGTCATGGTACAGACTTTGAAAAATTCTTCCCGCTTGATAAACAGGCATGCCGAAAAGAGCTTGGTGTTCCTGAAGATGCATTCATTGTTTTCAATGGCAACAGGAACCAGCCGCGTAAGCGTATTGATTTGACGCTTAAAGCCTTTATCAAATTTGCCAAAGACAAAGACGACGCTCGTCTCTGGCTCAACATGGGCAGCAAGGATTTGGGGTGGGAGATCATTCCTTTGTTTAAGCGAATTGCACGTGACGAAGGCTTTGATCCTACTGGCAAACTAATCCTTACTAGTCCGCATTTTTCTACTGATAACTGCCTTCCCATTGAGCAACTAAACAAGGTTTATAACGCTGCAGACGTTGGCATTAACACTTGCATTGGAGAGGGCTGGGGCCTTGTTAATAGCGAGCACGGCTCTGTTGGCGTGGCGCAAGTGGTGCCAGACCATACAAGCCTGAAAGAAATCTTTGATGAAGTGCCGCGTATTGAATGCAACGCCTCGGAAACCGACAGGAACTATGGCCTTGAGCGCTTCCTTCCCGATCCCGACAGTGCCGCTGAAATTCTTACGTATTATTACGAAAATCGTGATGCGCTGAGGAAAGATGGGCAATGGTGCGCAAGGCGTTTGCGGGAGGAGCCTTTCACTTGGCCCTATATTCAACAGCAGCTTCTCGATGCAGTTGAGCGCACTCTCAATACAAAAGCTCCTGAGCCTGAATTTAAGGGCTTTGGCACTCCAGTAAAGATTGGTTGATCATCATGCAAATTTCACAAATCTTTCTCTCCACCAATCCATCGGAAGAACTAAGCCCCTTCCTAAAGCACGCCACTGGCACTATTGACGCATGTTTTCCTGAAGCAAAGCATGTTATTTACAACGCAGATTCGCTTCGCGCTTTCATCGCTGACAACTATGAAGAGCATGTGCTGTGGGCCTATGATACTTTGAAGCCATTTTCTTATAAGGCAGATCTTGGTCGATTCTGCTTGTTGAACAAGCTTGGCGGCTGGTATTTTGATATCGGCGTGAGAGCTTTCAATGCAGTGGAACTGGGCGACCGCGTGAAATTCTTGGCTTTTCGCGATATTCAACGCTTTAGTTTTACGAGCTGGGCGTGCGCCACGACTGTGCTTTATTCTCAGCCAGATAATCCCGCGCTGCAAACTGCGATTGAAATGATTGTTGCTAATTGCATCGAAAAGTATTATGGCATCACTCCATTGTGCCCCACTGGTCCAACATTACTTGGGAAAGCATTGGCTGTTAATGGCAGTCAAGAAGATTTCGTTTATGGAGATTATCTTGAGCTAACGCCTACGCATGGTCAAAAGAACAGGGCATTTGTCCTTCCAGACGGCACCATCATGGCATGGAGCAAGCCTGCGGGCGGCGGGGATTTAACTGGACTTGGCGCTAAGGGCGTGAATAATTACAACGAACTATGGCAGGCACGTGAGGTGTATGCACTATGAAATACTACAGTCAAATTGGACAAGATCGTTTCTTTATTGAAAACATTATTAAGGGAGCAAAGAATGGCCAATTTTTGGATGTAGGGGCTCATGATGGCATCGCTACATCTAATACCTACGCACTGGAAAGTCAGCTTGACTGGGGCGGTGTTTGCATTGAAGCCAATCCAATTCTTGCGAAACAATGCGAACTCAATAGGCCCAAGTCTTGTGTGATTAAAGCAGCCGTGTGGAGCGAAGAAAAACAAGTGGATTTTGAATTGCCACATTCTGGTAATGATTTCCTTTCTCGCATTGGAGGCATTTCTCATAATCAAAATTACTTCGCTTTTGATTTCAGCAAGGTAGAAGTTGTTTCAATGACCGCTCAACCATTAAGCAAGTTGCTAGGAGGCGAAAATTTGCATTTTAATTATTTCAGTTTGGATGTAGAGGGCGCAGAGCTTGAGGCTTTAAAAGGTATCGCGTGGGAAAGGACTAGCTTTGACTATATCGCCCTTGAATTTGGTCACAGGAACGATTTTTTGAAGGAAATTACTGAGTATCTTGCATCTAAAAAATATACACTCTTACGCATTAATGATTTTGATGCCGACTTTATTCCGGAAAAGCAATGACTACTAGTTGGGACTGTTTTGACACCCTTGTTACGAGGCGAAAGTTTAACCCACTGTCGGTGTTTGATGCAATGGGGGAAGGGCTTGGTTTGCAAGGTTTTACGCATAGACGTAAAGCGGCTGAAAGCAGATGTCCCTGGACATTGCAAACTATTTACGATGAGCTTTCAAAGGATTATGGATGGAATGAAAATGAGAAGCAGTATTATATGCAAGCAGAGATCAATGCAGAGTTAGAGCATTGCTGTCCCATTATTGAAAATATTAATAAGGTGGAAAATGGAGATCTAATTGTTAGCGATATGTATCTGCCCAAAGAGGCAATTGATGCAATTCTGCGAAAGAACGGCTTAACAAAGGATGTCCAAATTTTTGTTTCTACCGGAGGAAAAAGCTCAGGAAGTATTTGGGCAAGTCTTCCCAAGATTGATTTACACATTGGGGATAATTATCACTCCGACGTAGCAAGTGCGAACAGAGCTGGCATTGAAGCGAAGCATTACACGCGCGTGCATTTCTCGTCGTGGGAAGAAAGCGTTGGTGGAGACCTGGCAATGCTCATGCGAGTGGTGCGCCTTGCGGCTCCATATGAAGATGGCGATTTATTAAAAGCTATGTGGATTGAGCAAGCTGTTTTAAATATTCCAGCGCTAATTTTAGCGGCATTGGAAATCCCCTCAGAAAATGTAGCTTTTGTTTATCGAGATTGCTTGCATTTGCAGCGCATTCACGAAGCGTTGCATGGCACAACAAACAATACTTTTCATTGTTCCAGGATCGCGCTGAAGCAAGTTGGCGAAGAATGGGAGCAGTATGTAAGAGACGTTGCGGTTGGGAAAATCATTGTCGATTTACAAGGCACTGGCAAGAGCTTGATTAATTACTGGAGGAAGACATTTAATCAGGATCCAGACTTACTTTACCTTACTGGAACATTACATCAAGGGAAACTACTTGCTCGATGCTTCCATTCTGCTATCGAGCGTTTCAATTCTTCTGGCTTGGGGAGTTTAGCACAGTGGCCGAATCGGCTTCCATGCGAATATCCTCTAGCCACCGTTCAATGTCAAGAAGATGCGGTTAGTACCGCCATTCATCATTTCCCTTATTTTAATTTTGAGCCGAATATAGAAATTTTTTCCAGCATTGTTGATCAAATGCCGCATTCCGTTACGGCCAAGCAAAACGTGCATATTGATGACCACGAAACACTGCTAAACTAGACAAAAAGAATTCAGACCGATGACCAAGAAAGAAAAGCAAAAGAAAATCGCAAAAGTGATGCGCGAATTCAAGAGTGGCAAGCTTAAAAGCAGCAGCGGTGAGCCCGTAAAAAGCTCCCAGCAAGCTCTTGCTATTGCATTGTCCGAAGCTGGCATGACGCGCAAGCCCAAGAAAGATATGAGCGATGAATACTACATGGGCTTTTTTAAGGAGCTGATTGGCGAAGAGGAACAAGAAGAAGAAATGGAGGACAGCTCCTGCGGAAAAAAGCGCTGAGGGGCGATGCTGAAAGCTTTGCCCCTCCTGCGGCTGTAAGGGCTGCTGCTCGTCGCGGGCTAGAGCTGCGTAAGAAGCACGGCAAGGGCGGCTTGACAACGCAGGAAGCAGGCAAGCAAGGCATTGGAAGCGGCGTTGCTAGGGCTACGAGCTTGGCCAACGGAGAAAAGGTGAGCTATGAGACGATTAAGCGCATGGCCGCATTTTTCTCCCGTCACGAAAAGAATAAAAGTGGGGGAGAAGGCGATGCAGGATTTCACGCATGGCTTTTATGGGGCGGCGATGCTGGTAGGGCATGGGCAAATCGCATCATTAAGATGGTAGAGAGTCGCGAAAAAAACCAATGAGCGAATATGTACGTGTCATTGAAGAAGAGGATGAAGGCATTGGTCTTTTGAAGGCTCTGTCTATTTTGTCGGCTAATGAGCATCGCAACACTTCGCGGTGGGAGCTTGTCGAAAAGCAATGCTTTAAGAATGGCAGGTTGGATGAAACGCACATTTACGTGATGAGCGTCTACGAAAAGCCTGACCCTCATTTTGAGCCGACAAAGTTTTTGACGTTTGAAATTGAAGCGATGGCAAAGTCTTACATCATGGAAGACATTGAGCATCAACTTGCTAGTATTCGCGGCGAAGACGACGACGAAGACTGATTATTGCGACTCTCAATAAGCGGCGTTTATTGAGAAATCAATTAATTTTTGCAATAAACGAAGGATAGCCCATTAGCCATAGCACGCTAATTCCATAGAGGCCACTAAGAGTGCGGATTTGTACGCAATCTGGCGGAGCAGTTCCTTTTTCAATGCGGCAGTAAGAGCTTTGACTGATGTGTAGTTCTTTTGCTACGTCGTGTTGGGTGAGCCCGGCATTAAGCCGGGCTTCTTTAATGCGACTTGCAATAAGAATACGAGCTTCTTGATGGGGAAGTTTAAGAGCGTCCGTCGTGCTACGTGCCAAGAACATCACAAGAATTTATTCCGTTTTGCATAAGCTCATAAAGTATAACATTTACTTCTTGGTAAAGTATGAATATGAGCACCATTTCCTGCCGATACGATTTCTCTCCTATTGAGAAATACGAACTCACGCCGGAAGGTTATCTTCGGGCATGGGCTTCTATCGCACGCAC